ATCCATCGACAATAGTACGTAGTATTATGTCTATGCCTTTTGATTATAGAAATGTAATGTTAGCTAATAATTTAATGCGTTTTGCTGATAACACTTTTGCAGTTTTTAAAGATGCAATTGTGTGGGTGGCTTCTTACATAAGTCCCGAATCAAGAACTATTATAACATTGCGTGGTGTTAAACCTGAAATTGACAATTTTATTAAAGAATCTCAAATTATGACAAACGAGTGTAATAAGGGAGCTTTTGTTAATCCTTCTTTTCGGTTAAGATATTGGGTTAATGTTATGAAGGCTTATGAAATTCAACGAATGCTCGTTGGTCTTCCTAATAGCAATGTTTCGGTAGTTTTACATCGAATGTGTAATGATGTTATTAAACAAGGAAAAGAAAATATGGCTGATTTGCGTTGTTCACCTATTAAGTATGAACCTTATGTTGTTTGTATAGAGGGTAGTGCAGGTATTGGTAAATCAATGTTAGTGCAGAATTTAGCTAAAGATATGTTACATGCTATTGGAATAACGGAATATAGTGGCGACCCTTTGTATTATCGAATTTCAGGATCTAAGCATTGGAACGGCTATTCTGATCAACCAGTGGTTATTTATGACGATTGGATGAATATCACCGATTCACAAATTGTGGCTCAAGTTTTGAACGAATTATATCAACTTAAATCATGTGCTACTTTTGTGCCTGAACAAGCTGCTATCGAAGATAAAAAGATTAAAGCAACACCTCGACTAGTTATATTACTTTGTAATGAAGCTTTCCCAGATAGTGTACTTACTAATCTTGTATCTTGTAAGAGGGCTGTCTACAGAAGGCGTGATGTATTGGTTAAATCACAATTGAAAGTTGATTTTCAAGATAGGAATTTACGTAATTTAACAGTTGAAGAGTCAACTACAATAGCACATTTGGAATTCCTTAAATATCTAGATCCTCTTTCAAAGGAATCGTTGACAGGTACAGCAATTGGATATAGAGAATTTTCTGATTTTATGATTGAATCATTTAAGGTTTATAATGCTCAAGAATTAAACAACGTTAAGCGAAGGACAGACAATCTTTTAACTTTCTTTTCCAATACTACTATAAATTTGCGAGACCCTTTCGCAGTGTTTTATCAGGCTGTAGATTATGCTGTAAACGATAATTTGATTTTACAATCAGATAGGTTGGAAGAAAGTATTCAAGACATATTACAGGGGTTGGATACTATGCATGAGCATCGTTTTATGCCAGTTCCAGAAGATCCCATTAATCCTTGGGCTCAAATTGATGCGTCGACGTTGGCTACCACTTTATTGGGAGTTTCTATTGCCGTACCTGCTGCAGCATTGGTATTTCGAAAAGCAGCTGATATGTTTAGAAAAATAATTGGAGCTCAGCCTGTTTGGACTTGTAGTATTTGTATGGAAAATCGTCCTATTGCTTTTGTTTGCGCAGGGGCATGGAGAACTATTACTACACCATCAATGGAAGGTTTACACAGTTTCTGTGAATCATGCTATCAGCGCACACCAAGACCATATAAGTGCGGTGTTTGTCGCAATGAAGAAGTACCTTTAAGAGTGATGCCTGTTGAATATTATAAAACTGTGTCCTTAATTGTACAAGCTTATAAATTAGTGGATAAAGGCGACAATTTTCTAACCAACTTAATCACTTATTTTAAGGAGCACCACGGTCCTGAAATTTGGATGGGTATATCTGGAACAATCACAATGTTGAGTTCAGCTTTTCTTAAATGGAGAGTACATACAGGAACGGCTACATTACCAATTCTTTTTTATACAGCTACTAATGCTTTACAACATGGTTTTAGTTGTTATTTTGTAGCTAAGTTGGCACGTGTTGAATTAGGATCGGCTCATGCTCATATACCGGTTGATATAACAGCAGGTAGAAAAATTCCCATGTTTGTATCATTTAGTGATGAAGCATCAGAGTTCTTAATACGAGCCGTTAATTTTAATGAAAATCATAATTTTGTGTCTGATGATTTTCTGCGCTTACAACAAGAAGGTGAAGAGTTAAAAGAGCGTTTTCTTGGATCTGATTTTTCTCTATATTTACCAAGGCTTGGAGGAATTTTTTGGAATACAGAAGTTGCAACACTTAATAAAGATATAGATAATTATAATGCTGGACTTATTCATTTTAAGAAAACAAACACATTGGAAGTTAATCTTCAACAATGTCTTTCACGTCGCTCAGTGTTGGTTAATAGAAAAAATAGTATTCAACCACCTCGAATTGAAGCGCAAATGAATAATGGGCCTACTGAGTATTCAAGCCCTTATCCTGTTCACCATTTTAGTAGATATGATTTAAGTAATGATTTACCATATGAATTTGATGTTCGTGGAGTACCAGTTTTAGAAACTAGAGATGTCAATGTGTGTCCCCACAAGCCTTTTGCTACTCATCTAGAGAGTGTCAGATATGAAGATGGAGTGTACTCTATTTCCTGTCAACAAGGTTTTGCTGGAGTTGAAATTTTTAGGTGTGGGTTACACCCTGATTGTCCTTTCCAAGATGTGGAAAATGTTTGTAGGTTATTTTTTAATCGTAATAAAGCTATGTGGTTTTCGTGGATTATTAACTTAGATATTAATACCCAAGTTGAAGCTATTAAGCGTAAGCTTCCTAAATATGCATGGCCTAGTTGGATTGTTATGGAACCTGTAGTTCTTGATATGCCCTGTTTAACAGGAGAAAATTGGTGGGATTTTACTAATTTGAACCCCGTATTAAAGAAAATTTTAACTGCTCTTGCGATAGGCGCAGGTGCTTTGATTGTTTTAAAATCAGTTACAGGAATATACAATCTACTAGCCCCTTGCTCACAAATTATACCATCTGGTGATGCAACTATTAGACATTTTAGACCAAAAGCTGAAAGGATAGTTCGGGGTAAAATAAGTGCTCAAAGTGAAATGCAATCAGCTATAATTGATAAAATAAATGCTAATTTCTTTTCTATAGTAGTTGAAATTGATGGAGTTGCGGACAAGTACTTGAACGGAGTAGGAATTCGCCAACGTTTAGGTATTATTCCCAAACATTATTTTGAATATATGGTGAAAGTAAGTGCTTTGGACAATGTTAAATTTTATTTAGCTAAGCCTTTCGATCTTAGGCAAAGAGTTGAATTATCTTTTAATAAGTCGGATTTTATGTGTAGTGAAACAGCCGATATTTGCGTTTATCAGTTGCCTCAATCATGTAATATGTTTAAAGACATTGTAAGATATATGGTAACAGATGACGATTTACAGCGTAAAATAGCAAATACTGGCGTCATAGTAAAGCCTCCTATTCGTGTATCTGGTATAACCAGTGTAATTCCTCTTGAAATTAAAGGGTATGAGAGACGCAAATTTATCTTAGATAAGAATAACGGATATACTAGTGAGCATTGTTTATCATACAATTTTTCTCAAGCTGGAGCATGTGGTTCACTAGTCTTAAAAGATCACTCTCAGAGACCTATTATTGCAATGCATATAGCTGGGGTAGGTGATGCTATCACAGGTATAGGATATGGAGTTATTTTAACACAAGAAACTTTTGCTGAATTCCAATGTGAAATTTCTGGAAAAGCACAAGAATATGAGGAAGTAGATTTTCTACAAGATATTGATAATACTAGAATTTATTTGCCCGTTGATTCAGTAGTAACCTATGAAGGAGTTTTACCGAAAGATAAAGTTCCATACTCCCCTCATAAATCCAAAATTAAAAAATCTCTAATTCATAAGGATTTACCATGGAAAAGCGCTAAGGAACCAGCTATATTAAGTTCAAGCGATCCGCGTTATCAGCATACTATTAGTCCTCTTGTAGCTGGTGCCGCAAAACATGGATACTTGACAAAAAATATGGATGTATCTGAAATGAATCGAATAGCACAAATAAGATCATATCAATTAAATAAAGCTAAACCATCAGTTGTTCCAACAACTAAGCTTTCAGTTCAAGAAGCAATTGTAGGGTTTGAATCTATTCCTTTTTATGATCCTTTGCATTTGGACACATCAGCGGGTTGGCCATTGTGCACTAATTCAAAGACTTTGAAGAAGGATTATTGTGTTATAGACCGAAATGAGGAAGGCCGAGTTACTGCAGTTGCGTTGGATAAAGTTGTTCTCGATCAAGTTGCAAGAGAGACTGATTTGAGACTAAAAGGAATTGTACCACTAACCTTATTTGTTGATACTCTTAAAGATGAGAATAGAGAAAGAGCTAAATTGCTTAAATTAGGAGGTACGCGAGTGTTTTGTGCTTCTCCTTTTTCTTTCTCTATATGCATGCGTCAAGTATTTTTGCATTTTGCAGCAGCGTATATGGCAAATAGGTGGGAGTTGAAACACGCTGTTGGAATTAATCTTCAAGGTCCTGAATGTACAGAACTGGTATCAAGGTTACTTAGCAAAGGATCAAAGATTGTAACAATTGATTATTCGAATTTTGGTCCTGGTTTTAATGCGGGTATAGCCAGAGTGGCCAGTAATAATATTAAAAAATGGATTATTGATAAAGTTTCTGAAGTAACGGAGGAAGAAGTTGATTGTTTGATTGAAGAAAATTTAAATTCGGCTCATGCATTAAATCATTTAGTTTATCGTCAAATGGGTGGTTCTCCATCTGGGTCACCAATAACTGTTATTATTAATAGTGAGGTTAATATTACTTACGTAATGATGGCCTGGAATAATCTAGTTACTGATGAGAATAAATGGATGGAGTTTGAGGAAAATGTATGTCTTTATGTTTATGGAGATGATTTGATCATGTCTGTTAGTGATAAGTATATAGAACGCTTTAATGGAAAAACAATCACACAATTTTTTGCTACCTATAATATAGCAGCTACTGATGCAAGTAAGTCAGCCGAAGTACAAGCATGGACTGGGATTGAAGAAGCTTCCTTCCTCAAGTGTTGCATGAAACCTCATCCTACAAGACATGGACAATGGATTGCTCAACTTGATATGAATAGTGTTCAAAACACACCAATGTGGATAAAAGAAGAAGTTGATTTTAAGGGAGCAACACGTGTGAACGCTGAAGCTGGTGTTAGAGCAGCTTATGGATATGGAAAAGAATTTTTTGATAATTATCAGCTCACTATAAATGAAGCATTAATTAAGAGAAATATTGAACCAATTCTTTTAGATTGGGGAGATTTAGATAATAATTTTTATGATATTTAAGTAAAATCGTGGGTTAGTTCGTAACACGTAAAACCGGGACTATGGAGGAGTATAAGGCGTTTGTGCAGTCAACAATTGACAAGCAAGTAGAAATAGTGTATAAAGTAAGAGATATTCAAAATTACAATTATATATTATTCGATAAGAATTTTAAATGCCATACCATAGATATGGTCGGCAATTTTAGAGTAGAAGTGGATGAAAGCGGCAGAAGGGCTATTTTAAGCACCGGAGCCCAAATTAATTTTAATTCTAGTTTATATTATCCATTTGTAAAACATTACCCTGGGGTTGTTTTACAAAATGAAGTAGTTATGTTATGTAAGAAGTAATATAAATAATTCTTGAACTTATCGTTGGGTTTCAAGTGAGTATGGTGATGAGCCAGACTTATTACAACGAATATGATTTTTTGAAATTAACCTGTATCTACAGGGAAAAATTTTCTTAAAAACTGTTTTAATTAAGTTTATTTTAAAAAAAAAAAA